CTCCCGAAGTGAGTACGACAGCGGACTCCTGGGCGCATCCGTCTGGGCCCACACAGGACCGGCGATGCACAGGGCGAAGATCAGGGCGTAGAGGTAGCTCATGATTAGTTATCTGCCAAGTAGCAGCCAGATACAACCAGCGCGGTAGTGCCCCCAACCTCCGACGCCTGTACCAGCGCGGCAGCCTGTCCGCTTCCGTAGCGGAACAATCGAAGATAGGTCGTGTTGTTTTCTGTCAACACCCCCGGCTGGACGTAGTTGGCTGGGAATGTCAAGCCCTGCCAGTAACCTACATTTAGAGCGCTAATGTTATTGATCGTCACCGCCGCCTTAAAGGGCAAGCCCAAAATCCGCACCGCGCCGGCCGTCGCTACGTCCTTCGCGGACAACTCGATAGACGCTTCGAGGAAAACTAAATCGCCCTTGCGTCGATAGCGGCCCTGCGGCGTGTAAATATAAGTTTGCGCTCCAGCAGTAGACGCGCCGGCAAGCGTTGGCGACCACGTACCAGAGCCGTGATAAATCAGCTTCTTACTAGGTGCGGCGCCGTTGTAAAAACTGAGCCCGACATTGAAGCGGCATGTTTCATCGCAAACGACACCACCATCAGCAACCGTGGCTGTTCCGGCGTTGTCATCGAAACGGAAGGCGTAGTTTGCAAAGAAATCGCAGCCGATGAATTTGATCCGATCGGTCACCCAAGTCGATGTGTTAGCAGCGCCGCCACCCGCTATGCTGACTGCAACCGTTGTGTTCCCGCCGCCCCACTGGTTTAGGGAGACGTTCTCGAAAGTAACATCCTTGGCACCCTCTATGAACACATGCCGAGTGTCGCAACCTATTCCGCTGATGTTTGAAAACTTGATCCGCTGGCTACCGAATCCACACCGTAGCGCGTGTCTTTGCCCGACAACGACAGTTTCGCCGAGGGCAACAAGATTGCTGATAACAATGTCTGAGCAGGCATAGTTAGCGTTGATGTGTGCAGCGTTGCCAGAAACTTTGCCGCCGTTCCATGTGACTTTTTCGCAGGACGGCGAGAGAGACAGGCCGCGCGTGTAGTTGCCCTTCATGGATACGTTGGACAAATGCAGGTTTTTTACGTTGTACCCGGAAAACCGATCAAGGTTTTCGAAATTGCAGTTCGTGAAGTAGATGTCCTCTGTGGTTCGCTGGTATGCAACGGACGCATCCAATTCGTAATCTGCCACCTTGCAGCCGTTCGACGAAGCAGCGTACAGCCCACCACCATCCGATGTGTAGAAGTCCGAGCGCACGTTAATGAACGCCCCGTCATCGACAGTTGCCGCCGATATTGCTATGCAGTCAATGTTGTTGAAGAAAATGCGCTTGGACCCGTCGGCAGCGGACGGCGATACCGAAGAAGTCCCATCAACATAGATCGGCTCGCCCCACTTGCAATTTGTAATCCGCACATTGTTGAAAACGCAATCGCGTGCGTCACGTATGTAAAAGCCTGCGTCCGATCTCGCGCCACCAGTGAGCGTCCCCGATGTCTGTCCCATATCGAGGCTCACATCGTTCCAGATTACATTTAGCGCGTCCGTGAAATCGAGCGCATAGGCGATGGTTGTGGCCGCTTTGCAAACAATCGTCCCAGGGCCCGTCACCACACCGGACCACCCGACAAAGCTGATGCCAGAGGAAATGAGATAGTTACCTTCCGGGAAAATAAGCGTGCTTCCATTTGCCGCAGTGACTGCCGCCTGAGTTGCCGCCGTATCATCAGTTGTACCGTCGCCCATAGCGCCGAAGTCCTTGACGCTGACGGTTTCGCGCAACTTGGCCTGTGCGCTGCGAGACACGGCACCCGTACCCCCTTGCAGGAAAGTCACGGCATCGGCAGTGGACCCCGCCGCATAGGCAGCGGCAACAGCACTCGCCACTTCGGTCTGCGTGACCGTGGACAGTTCAGTAGCACCGGTGGTCGCATCGAACACGATGAACTTGTCCAGCCGATCCGCAGCAGCGGGCAGCGTGGTGCTCAGGCTCGACGAGTCGCCCACCGGCACCTTGATGGCCCGGTCGGCATCCGAGCCGATCTCCTGCGCGATCATGGTCAGTCGGTCCAGGGCACGCTCGTGGGTCTCGGCGGGGAACGGGTCGCCGTTGATGTAGTCCGTCTCCTGCACGATGTCGGTGTCGCGGTAGATGATGAGCCGTGTACCGTTGGCCGGCGCCACGAGCATCGTGACACTGCCCCCGGCATCATCACCCGCTCCCGTGAGCGTGTAGTCGGTCGTCAGGATCTTGGTGGTCTCGACGCCGGCCGCACTGACGCTGACCACCACGATGTCCCCGTTGACCAGGAATCGGAACGGGATGGTGAAGACGGTGGTGATCCCGTTGCCATTGTACGTGGTGCGTGCGGTGGTGGTGCTGATGGTCATTGTGTGTCCTCTTGTTCGTAGTCCCGCATCGCGGTGACGCCGGTTTGAATGAGCCACGAGTGGAACCGCTGCACTTGCAACATGCGTCCCTGCGCCGTGGTTTCCTTGCGCATCACGGCAGCGAGCGCCTTTGGATCGTTCATGAGCAGGATCGCCACGTCCTGCACCTTGGTGGCCGGGATCTTCGACACCACGGTCTCGGCGGCCTTGGCCACGGCGCCCGCGACGATGATCGACGCGCCGCTTTGCCCGGTGGCGCGCTGGAGCGCACTTGCGGCTTTCGAGGCCATGATCTTGGCACCGAGCACGAGTCCGATCTCGCCGACGCTCTGCTTCGGGTCCGTACCGAACCCCTGCCGCTCGGCGATCTTGAGGGTCCCCAGACTATTGAACAACTTGCTCAGGTTCTGGACATGCTCGGGCTCCATCACACCCTGCTCGCGCATGATGGTGATCGGAGACTTCTGACCCGAGACCCTCGGGACGAACAGCATCTCGCGGAACGTGTCGAGGTTGAACACACTGCCCTGCTTGGACCGCTCGAAGGCAGCGTTGAGCACGGACGCGCGGGCGCTGGAGATGCCCTGCTCGGGGGTCACGACCTGCACACCTTGCTTGTTCGTGCCACCCTTCTTCGCCATGTTGAACATCTTGATGAACATGCTCTCCTGGTCCCCGCTGGACACGAGGATGCGACTCGCGTAATCCACGGGGTTCGAGCCGCTGATCTTGGCGAATGCCGAGTTCTTGCCGATGTCATTGTTGCGGCGCTTCACGAAGTCTTCCAACCGGCGCAGACCGTTCTCCGACTTGATGGCCTCGAACAGGTCGTCGCGCACACTGATGAACGGTTCTCGGTTGAACAGCGCCCCGTTTGTTCGCAGATACTCATCCATCGTGTCCGGGTTGATGCGCCCGTCCTTCATGGACACCGTGGAGATCAGGCGCAGGGCCTCCTCCTGAGCCTTGAGCATCACATCGGTCGCACCCTCGTCCCCCATGCCCCGCGTGACCATGAACCGAGTGGCGTCTTCGAGGTCTTGGAGTTTGAGACTCGCCGCCTCACCACCCGTGGCGAATGCCCGCTTGAGCATCTCCCGTGGGTCGATGACCTCGCCCCGCTTGCCCAGCGCCATGGCCTTGCCGGCGAAGGACCGCTCGAACACGTCGTTCATGGCCCGGTTCGCGGCACGAGCGGCATCGTAGGACTCGTCCATGCCCTCCTTGAACGCGACATCCATGTCGTCCATCAGCGCGGCCTGGAGCTTTTTGTTGAGCCCCGCCTGCATGGCCTTGGCCGGGTCGATCTCGGCAGCACGAGCATCGGACAGCAGTTGCCGGCGCAGGTCGATCATGTTCCGGGAGTCGGTCATCACGGGACCCTGCACCCCGTCTGTGATGACGAACGTGTCGGGGTCATAGGTGGCCGCACCCTTGGAGTTCTTTTTCGCGGCGTTGACCGTGTTCATCAGGTAACTCGGGATCTTCTGACCCTTGAGTTCATCGGCCGAGCGGCTCAGGATCTCGTCGATCACCTGTTGCGTGCGATCCATACGCACGGGCACGTTGAGGCTCACCTTGCCGTACAACTCGCTCACGAAGGCTTCGGCCCGGTCGAGTTCGGCGTCCAGCACCGCGCGCGCCCGGGCGCTGATGTCCCCGAGAGCCTCGTCGGTCAGACCTTTGCGCACACCCTTCTCCACCATGCTCTTGGCCGTCGCGGTGGCGATCTTTACCCGCTCCTCCATGATCGTGTCGAACTGAGCCTTGCGCAGTTCAGCGATGGTGGCCAGGTTCTCAGGATTCCCGTCGAGCTTGAGGATGTTGATCTGGGCGGTCATCGCCTCGCGCGCCTTGGCACCCTTCTCGTGGACACTGCGGGCGAACACGTCGCTTTTCTTGGACAGGGCGCGCTCGGTGGCCATCATCACCGGATCGGCCGTCAGTTGGGCCGCTGTGAGTCCGTAGGGGTTGCCAGCCTCAAGCACCCGCAGAACCTGCTCCGGGTCGTCCCCGGCCTCCTTGATCGCAGCGATCAGTTGCTGACCAAACCTGACCTCAGTGGCGTCACGACCATATTTCATCATCGCCGTGGTGAACAACTTGTTGCCGATGTTCCATGCCGTGACGGCCTTGCCCACTGGATCGAGAAACAGGCCCCCGGCGAGTTCGCCACCGAAGCGAGTCAGCGCGTCACCAGGATCGAGGGTCTCGGCAGTGAAGGCACCCGCGCCAGCACCGAGCACTGCGGACCCCTCGATCGCTGCGAATGTCTTGGGCTTGCTCGCAGCCTGACGCATGACCCCACTGAGCCACTTGCCGACACCCCGTTCGAGTAGTTGCAGGCCGACTCGCGCCGCACCGAACGGCATCGCAGCCGATGCGGTGCCGCCACCCAAGGAGTAGGTGAACTCGGCCAGCGGGCGCTGATCCGGTGCCATCTCCTGCGGTGTGCGCAGGCCGACAGCCTCACGCGCACCTTGACCACCCATCGCACCGACGACGAGACCGCCGACCGCACCGGCTGCAACACCCCATGGGTTCCCGGTCATGGAGCCGAGTTTGGCCCCTGCGAACATGCCAGCAGCGGCGCCCCCGGCCTCCAGTGCGCCGGCGGCGAACGCCTCGGTGCCGGGGTTATCGACTCGGGTGCCGGGAGTGCCTTCTGGGGCGTCCGCAATGAGATCGCTATCTGGTGGCGACCACGACGCCCCTGGACCCGGGGCACTCGGGTCGATAAGATCGCTGTCCGGGGGAGCCCACCCACTCATTTAACACCACCCTTCTTACGAGGGCGTGGGTCATCAGAGGTCATGTAGACCTCACCGGGTTTGAGCTTCGCTAACTCCGCGTCGCTATTGACCACCTTCTCAGGGATTGGAATACGACTCAAAATCTTGGTGATGGTGGCGACCGCCGCAATCGACGACTTGCGCATGTCCTCGGTCGCACCGGTCTCTGCGATCTTCTGGTACTCGTTTCGCCGCTGCTTGAGTTCCTTGCTGATGGTCTGGAGTTTGAACAGGTATTCGCGGTCACTACCAATGAGTTTGGGTTCAATGGAGACGATCTTTTTGAGTTCTTGCCGGTACTGATTGGCGACAGTATCCTTACCCTCACCCATGCTGATGAACCCACGAGTTATGTCATTCGTGAGAACCTCGGATGCCATGGCCGCTTTACCGTAAGCGGGGTTGATTTTCAACTCGTCACCGATGTTCAACGGAAGGTTCGCCGCGTTGCGCTTTATGAACGCAGCGAGCCCAGTCATCTTGTCGTAGTTGGCGTACAGGTCGACCACATCATCGTCACCATCTGATGCCGCAGGCGCCGCGCCGCCAGCATCGGCGATGGCGTGCCCCCGGGAATCGATGGTCACTGGAACACCATCGGGCATGATCAGTTTCGTGCCCTCTGGGTACATGTTGCCCTTGGGGTCGAGGAACGGGCCGGTGTCGTTCCAGGCACCCGTGGCCACGCTGCCCGTGATCCCACCGGCACCCGGACGCCCGCCAGTCGGGTCCACGAACCGCTGGAGTTCTGCCGGAACAGTGGAATACCGAGTCGGGTTGCCGAACTGGTCGATACCGTTGATGTCGCGGAACTCGCTCTTGATCAGCAGGCCGAGTTTCATCCGGCCGGCCGCGTCGAGGCTGTCGTAATTCATCGTCAGGTCGGTGATCTGCTGGATCTTCGATTCCGACGCCTGACGCTCAAGACCCATCACCTTGTCGATGGTTGCCTGGGGTAGATCTTTCCCCCCGTTCATCATCTTGAGGACGTTGAGCTTCTGGGCGACGGGCATGCTCGCAAGCCCTGACACGGTGACCGCTTGCTCCCGGGTTGCTTCGGTGCCGAGCAGATATGAGAGCGCCTTGCGGTTCCCCTCGATCTCGCGCTCCTCCTTCTGGACCTTCCCGCGGCTCACAGCGGCATCGATACGCAGCGGCCGGGCCTCCTCCATCGTGAGGTACTTGGAGAACGACTCGTCGGCCATCAGTGCCTCGGCGCCCTCGATGTTCCCTTGCGCCAGGTGCGACCGGACTGCGGCCTGCAGCGGTTTCGCATAGGCGAGGCGCTTCGCAGACTCGTATTGGTCCTTGGACATGGCCGGCTTCCACATCTCCACAGCAGCCAGGTTCTCGTCGGCAGCGAAGCTCCAGATGTCCGGGGCCGTTTCCACCTGAATCGAGGACTTGTTGAACTGCTGGTCGAGCGCCCGACCCATCTGGTCCTGACCGGCCTTGATCTTCGCGGTGATGGCGCTCTTGCCGTACTGCGCGAGTTGGTTGTCGAGTTGGCGCTCCAGTGCCGCCTTGGCCTCGGGGCGCCCGGTGAAGTTGCTCAGTGCCTCCTGACGCTTCTGGTTCAGCGCATTCTGGAACTCGGGCAGTGCCTGCGCGGTCATGATGTCCTGACGCTTTTGGAAGTCGTCGAGCGCGGACACAGCCCACGTATCGACGCTCTCCATCACGTCCTGCGCCGCACCCAACTCCTCGCGCCGCTGGACCCGTTCGCCGATGTCCTGGAGCACGTTGCCCGCACCCTCCAGCGCCTGCGCCGGCGCGGCGCCGAACTCGGCTCCCGAGGCTCGGGGGCCTTGCGCCGTGGTCTGTTGTTCGTAGAGATTGAGTCGTGGCATCGCGCCCCCTTAGAAGTATTTGCCCGCGCTCGACAGGAGCGAGGTGCCAGCGCGCATGTATCCGGCCGTCTTGGCGTTGCGCCCCCGAGCCTCGTAGAGCGCGGCCTCACGCTGCCCCGAGTACCGTGTGTTCAGCGCGTCGATCTCCGCGTTGGCCGCAGACTCCGAGAGCACGGCCAGCGGGGTGCCCGCCATCGTGGCGCCCGACTTGCTGACCCCGGCCCGGATGCTCCCGAGTTGACGCTGCGCGGCCGTGCGCTGCGCGGTCTCACGGGCCTGTGCTTCCGCGCGTGCGGCGTCGGCGTTGTACTGAGATGCCTTGGACTCTGCCTTGCCGCCCTGGATCGCGCCGATGACCGACAGACCCGTGCCCACGGCGCCAGCGATGCTTCCCACGGTGCCGAGGGTGGCGGCGGTCGAGGCACTGGCACCCATGGCCGTGGCGAGTGCAGGTAGGAATGACATTACTTGATCCTCGCGTAGAGCAGCATGTCGGCGCCATCGGGCCGGTATGCGCGCATGTAACCTTCGAGTTCAAACCCGAGCATCTTGATCCAGCGGTGCCCCTGCTTGAACCCCACGTCCACCGTCGCCTCGATGCGGCGATACGGGGCGTTGTCCAGGAACTCCAGCACGGCCGAGTGGATGGCAGGGAAGTGCGGGCCCGAGTCGTCCGAGAGCAGGGCGAACGCGGTGGCCCGGTTCTCCCACTGCGGCTCCACACCCGCGATTCCCAGGATCACGCCGTCGTGCTCCGCGGTCCACACGAGGCCCTTCTCGGCCAGTTCGGTGAAGTCGGCGCGCACGTCCACGATGCAGCGCAGGTACTGCTGCGCGGACTGCAGTTCCACGGCCTCAGTGTCGCCACGGCGCCAGGTCCTAACGATCATAGGTGTGCAACTGCGGCAGCAGCGCCCTCACGGTGCAGGGGAGCGGGAGTCGGTGCTGCACGACCATCTGCGTGCCCTTCTCGTACTCGCCCGGCCAGGCCAGCCGATCGGTCTGCCCGGTAAACAGGGGCACTGGTGCATCCATGGCATCGCCCGAACTGCGCACGGCATACTCATCCATGTCGGTCGTGTTCGGCCCGTACCACAGGCCCGCGCCGGTCTCGAACAGGTCCAGCACGATGCCGTTGATCCGCTGCTCCTTGCCCTGCGCCGTGCCGTCCTGGGCCCCGGCCTCGATGGGCATGGTCTTGATGGTGGCGGTGTAGGGCAGGCCCACGTTGACCACGGACGCGGCCAGTTGCAGGTTGATCGCACCCGAGGTCACGGTGCGGTTCGGATGTACGGCGCCATCGGCCAGCACCGCAACCTCCTCGCCTTCGAGGTGATCGAGCCCGGTGATCGAGGTGGTGGCCGCGCCGTCGTAGGTGAGCCCTGAGTCGACGAAGAACGCATATTCGTCGGTCATGTACTTCTCGACGTATTCGACATACCGCACCGTGACGCCGCCCACCGTGCGCCGCACGATCATCCACAGTACATCCTGATCCCCGTCCCAATGGGGCAGGGTGATCACGGACTCCACGATGCCGATGGGGTGGCGATGCCAGCCCACCACATCCTCGGTGCGCTCGTAGGTCATGCCGGCCAGCACGCCGTCGGCGCGTGGTGCCCAGACGATCTGATTGGGCTCCTGCTGGTACGCCAGGTCCACGACACCGGGGTTGGTGACGTGTTCGGCCAGCACGGTCATGTTGGGCGCGACGAACGAGTCGGTGTCGAACTGGTAGGCGTACTCGCGCAGTTTGCGGCCGGCGCGCTGCAGGAACAGGATCACCGAGCCCACGCGCAGAGGCTTGACATCTCTGGCGCTGCCGAACGTGGTCTGCGGGGTGATCTTGACGTTGGTGGGCGTCACCGGGTCGCTGATCTGGGTCGCGCTCAGGGTGAACTCGCCGTTGGCCGTACCGATGGCCAGCACCTTGGTCGGGGCGAGCCACTCGATCGTGTTCATGTCCTGCGTGTTGATCGTGTAGTTCAGCGCGTCGTCGTCGTTGGTGCCGTACTTGTGGTTCTCGTAGTCCCCCGAGCACGAGGCCCACAGGGTCTGCGGTCGACTGGTCGAGCCGGCGAACCACAGGCGGTCCTCGTAGAACGTGACGGCGTGCGGGTGCCCGCGCCGGTCGGACCACGCGCCCTCGGACCAGCGGGTCGTGGCGCTGGTGGTGGGCAGGCGCTTGATCACCGTGGCGTTGACGAGGGTGGCGCTGGTGAACCCGGTGATCTGCGCGTACCCGGCACCGTCGTGCAGGAACGTCCAGTCCACGATGCCATCGCTCTCGGTGCCGGTCGTGTGGATCGGGGGTCGGGTGCCAGCCGATGCCGTGGTCCCGGCCTGGTAGATATTGCCCAGGTAGTACACGATGTCGCCGCTGGTGTGCGCCACCCCGGTCGTCCACTGGTTGTACTTCGAGGCGCTGACCTCGCTGATCTTGAAGTACGAGCCCACGTCACCGGCGACGAACAGGGACGCGGACGCGGTGAGCGTGATGTTGCCGGTGACGGCAGAAGCGGTCAGGGTGATGGCGCCGGTGTTCTCGTCGTTGAACGGTGGCCAGTTGAACGTGACCTCGGTGAGGGTCCACGACAGGGCGCTGACACGGGCGAGCTTGTGGGGCGGGTGATCCGGGTGCGTGATGTAGATCACGTCGGCCGACTGAGCGTACTCAAGCGCGCCGACCTGGGCGCTGGTGTACGGACTGACGATCTCGTAGGGGGTCCCCGGGCCCGATTCCACCACACCCCCATCGAGGTAGAACCGAACATAGAGGTCTCCAAATTCCAAGCCGTAGGCCTGGGTGGTGCTGTACTCGAAGCGGATCAGACGTGTGGCGTCCGCGTGGTCCTTCACCCCGGCCACGAACCGGGTGCCGGGGCGCTTGCGCGCAGGACCCTGGATCTGGGGGATGAAGTTTTCAAGGGTCTCGCATCCGTTCTTGAATTTCTCCAGAGACGGGCGACCCTTGAGCAGGGGGGACAGTTCCCCTGCGTTGAAGGAGGTTTGAGCGGGAGATACCTTCACGTCAGTACCTCACTTCGATCCAACTGTCCTCCTCGTACTCGGCGGGCGGGTTCTCCTGCGCGTCGGCACGCTTCGCATCGTCGATGAAGGCGTCGTACTCCTCCATGAGCGCCTTTTTCTTGGTGGTGCTCTGGGTCAGGGGTTCGGCAAGCTCGGCGGCCAGGCGCGTGGCCACGGTGTCGAAGAACAGCGCGTCGTAGACGTTGGGGTCCTCGATGCGGGCGATGTACCGGATGTAGAGCACCGTCGCGTTGGCGTGGATGAACCCTTTTTCCAGTTGGAACTCGCCAGTGGATAGGTCACGCACTTCGAGCAGGCGCAGGAAATCAGCGGGAAGGGGGAACTTGGCCGTGAAGCCCCACGACGGGGCGGTCTCGTGTGGAGCGAGGTTCGTGCGAACCACGGCGAAGTTCCACGGGTGTACGCGGAGCACTCGGTCGCGCACCAGGGGCCAGTTGCGCGAGCACATGCGCGCGGCCTTGGTGTTGTCGTCCAGACTCGTGATTGAACCATGCCCAGCTTTGTCCAGGGCACTGTTGCACAGGTCTACTACGGACGGCACAGCGGCCTCCGATTACTGCGGTTCGAGACGCAGGATTGCGTTCTTGATGCGCTCCAAGAGCACCACGATCGCACCCTTCTCCAGCGTGTCGTCGTACAGGACGCGGACACCGTTGGTCAGGGTCAGGGCGCTCCCGTCTTCCAGGGTCATCGACTCCTGTTCCGTCTTGATCGCGGCGTCAACGAATTTCTTTGCCATGGTGTGTCCTTTCAGAGGAACGGGGGCAGAAGCCCCCGGTTCATCACGGTGCCGAGAAGTACAGATCCACGACCGCGCTGCCAGAGCCCGGGAGGGCTGCAGCAGCAATGGTCAACAGGATCGTTTCTTCAGCGGTCAGCGGCGAGTCGTCGGCCGCTGTGTAGAGACCGAACAGCGTGGGCACCGTGGCGGTGTGCGTTGCCGCAGTCCGATACTTACCGGTCGCACCAGCGATGCCGATGGCGATGGTCGCAGTGCCGCCGAACGTCGCCGAGGCGTTGATCATGCCGAACGCGAACGTGTAGCCAGCAGGCACCTTGGTCAGGACGATGGTGTCGCCATCGGCCTGCGCCGCGAACGGGATGACCGCGCGGAACCGGCGCAGCCGGCCCCCCACGACAGCGCCGCTCAGTTTCGTGGTGGGCGTGGTTCCGAGGCCGGTGGCGTCGGTGGAATAGGTCGTTGTTGCCATGTCGTGTGCTCCTGTTTACTCGTCGCAGATGATCTCGACGACCTTGCCTTCTTCGACGCGGGTGGCGCCGAAGGTGCCCTTCACGTAGACCTGCGTGGCGTAGGACTTGTCGGCCCGCTCGCTGATCTTGGTCGTGATGTCGTTCCAGATGCCCAGGTGCAGACCGCTCTTGGCCCAGGCGATGCAGCGCCGATCGCTGGAGCCGTCCAGACCTAGAAGTTCGGTGTGGATAAACTTGAAGCCCATGAATGTGTCCACAGAGCCGCTCACCAGTGCCTTGACCGTGTTGTAGTCCGAAGACGTGACCTCGGTGGTGCCGAGTAGGTTGTCCAACTGCACGGCCGTGACGGCGCAGTACAGTGGGTCGTTCTCGACATCCACCTCATTGGCCATCAACTTCTTTTTGGCTGTGCGCAGCTTGGCAACAGTCAGGCCCGCGGCGCCCACGGCGATCTGCTGGTTGGAAGTGTCGAATGGGGTGCTGGTGGAGCCGTTCTCGCCGGTCAGGGCGACGCCCAGGGCGGCAGTGATGATCAGGCTGTCCATGGCTCGACCGAGCGCATAGGCACCGTTCATCGCGTAGGGGCTGGTCGGGTCGATCAGCATGCGCAACTTGTCCTGATCGTCGATCATGTCAGCCCACTCGTAGTCCGTGGGGTGAACCCAACGGGCATCGTGCGGGGTGCTGATCAGTGGGGTGTCGGCGTGGCGGCTGGTGCGGGCTTGCGCCGTGACCTCGCCGATCTGCTCGACTGCTTTGGCGGCTTTGCCAGTGTAGGAACCAACGATGACGCAATCGCGCAACCGGGAACCGCGCTGCTGGAGCAGCAGTTGCACGTTCGTGCTGTACTGCTGCACGAATGCGGTCGTGACTTGGAAGCTCATGATGACCCTTTCAGATGGTAAGAGGAAACAAAATCACCGAGGCTTTGTTTCGACTTGTCCACCTGAGGGTGGGGTCATTGGCTCAGAAAATCTGGAATCCGGTTGTCCTTGACGGGCCGAGTCAGTGTCTTCCGAGTGGTCGGGGCCGGTGGGTCCTCGACTGTTGGCGATCCTATCACATATTTTTCAACAAGTGTGCAAGATTCAATGAGCCTTGATACATCGAACAGGCCAACCCGTGTCGCTTGTCCCACCATGGCCTCGAATACGCGCAGGCGAATCTCATCCTCCTGCATGCGCGGCCTCCATGAGTCGGGTCATCTTGGCCACTGCGTCTCTATCGCCGTTGATGTACTTGCCCATGAACTCCTTGTCGAGTTTCAGGTCCGCGATCTGCTGTTTCGCGGCGGCAGGGGTGGTGCCGAACCCGCCCTCGCTGCGCTCCCCGGCGAACGAATCCTCGCCCATCTTGGAGCCGAGTTGCGCGAACAACCGGAGCATCTCGGCCGTGCCGAGTTTGTCCTCGATTGCACTGAGTTTGCCGGCGTCGTACCCCAGCGCCGAAGCAGCGCGGCGTCCCGCTCCGATCATCTGGTCGTAGGCTTGACCCCACTCCTGTTTCAATGAACCGATCGCTTTTTCGGATTCCTGCGCCATTTGGGCCTGGAACTTCTCCTGCATCGAGCCCGACATGCCGTTGAACTCATTGAACAACGACTGCGCCTGCTTGGTGTTCAATCCGTGCTTGTGCGCCGCGGTCTTGAACCACTCGACCATCTCGGGACTGCCGCCCTCGGGCACCTTGAAGCCGTACTCGTCGGGGCTCGCCGGCCGCCCGAGTTTGGTGTAGAAGGCGTCGAGTGCCTCGGGGCTGGCGTCCTCGGGCGGCAGTTCCAGCAGGTTCTTGGCGCCCCCGGCGAACTTCTCCAGGTTGCGGTACGACATCAGCAGGTCCGAGGGTTCCTTCCATCCCTTGTTGCTGACGTAGGCGTTCGTGTCCTCGTCGAATGCGGCTGTCCAGACCGAGTTGGGGGCTGGTTGCGCGGTGGGTTGCACACCAGCGGCCGGGGCAGCAGGGGTGCCGTTATCGCCCAGCAGGGCGGCAGCAGTGGAGTCAGGCATGGATGATTCCTTGAGTTAGAGATTCATAATACGCGACCATCTTTCGCAGTTCGTCAATCGTCGCTTCCCGCTTTATCGAGTTGGCCCTCATGCTAACCACTACGACATTGCCTCGCACGTACCCTCGCTTGGGGTCAATTCTGTCAATTGATGGACTGTCGTTACTCATTCGACCAACTCCTTTCACCAAAGGTGTTCCGAATATTGGACATTTTTCTGGGAGAGGTATATCACCACGAACTAGATCAAAGGGAATGCCCTTCTTTCGCGCCCTCGATCTGACTTGTGTTATGGCCTGACCCTCCCAATCCGTTTCCCATCTAGCCGCCATTTGACGCTTCTTCGCAGCCCTGTACTCAGGATTGGCCCACCGTGTACGGTGAACCTGCTTCAATTTGTCAGCCAACCCATTGGCGTTTTCAGCGTACCTCTTTCGGTATAACTCTCGATTTCTCTCGATGACTTCCGGCCTCTTACGTCTCTCTTGGTTGTAAGATTTCACCTTCTCCGGGTCACGATACGGCATCATTAATCCTGTGGGTACTCCTCGACCAACTCAAAAATGTCATCTTCGGTCAAGTTCATGTGGGATATTATCCTCAAAAATACTTCCCGTCTACCCTCCAGTAAAAATGTGACATTTGCGTTGTTGACATCTGCCGTGGGCACCGAGGCCCTGCAGAACCGTCGAAGGTCGGCCAAGACCTTG